CGACCTAATCATGTCCGGGCCGCAGGCCGTCTACAATTCGACGGCGACGGGCGCCAGCCCTGTTGCCACCGGCTGGGAAATCCTTGGCGACCGTCTGCAAANCAATGAGACAGCCATCGTCATCGACTACCTGTTCAGCGTCGATGAGGCGTCAATGCCTCCGTATTTCGTCCAGGCTTTGCGCTATGCCATGGCGGCGCATCTCGCTGAACTGGTCACAGACCAGATCGAAAAAGCAGAACTTTGGCACAACCGACTGTTCGGCGTGGCAGCTGAAAATGGCCGCGGCGGATATTTGCGTCAGGCCATGCACATGGATGGCCGGGGGCAGATCCCCAGCCGCATACAGACGTTTGCTTTGACAGATGTGCGCTGATGTCGCGGGTATTTCAAATCCAGACCGATTTCACGATTGGCGAGATTGATCCGCAACTGAGAGCCCGCGTCGATATCGACCAATATTACTCGGCGCTCGACAAGGCGCGGAATGTCGTCATTCAGCCGCAGGGCGGCTTGGGCCGCAGACCCGGGCTAAAGTATATCCACACCATTCCGTCCGGCGACAACCCCGAAAACGGCTGTCGGCTGGTCGCCTTTGAGTTCTCCGTCAGTGACAGCTACATGCTTCTGTTCGTCAACAACAAGATGTTCGTCTATCGAAACGCTGCCATCGTCACCAACATCAATGCATCGGGCAACGACTACCTGACGACGAGCATCGGATCAGCCACGCTTGCTGATGTCTATTTTACTCAGAGCGCCGACACCCTTATCCTGGTACAGGAAGGCATGGCGCCACGCAAAATCGTCCGCGGTGCAACGTCAGCCGACTGGACGATATCGACAATCACCTTCGGCTTCGTGCCCCAGCATGCCTTCACCCTGGCGACTTCAAATCCGTCTGCGACCCTGACGCCGTCTGCCGTCGCCGGAAACATCACGCTGACCGCGGGCAGTTCGGTGTTTTCATCCGGCAGCGTGGGCCAGTACGTCGAAGCCAACGACGGCCTTGGCCGAGCCCGGATCGTCAGATACACGTCTGGAACATCCGTTGACGCCGTCACTGAACTGCCGTTTTTCTCGACGACGGCGATGGCCTCGGGCAGCTGGACACTGGAAACCGGCTACGAGGATGTCTGGTCTGGAACCCGCGGATATCCGAGATCGGCGACATTTCACCAGGGGCGCCTCTGGTTCGGCGGCACCAGGGACCGCCCGACGACGATGTACGCCAGCCGCGTCAACGACTTTTTCAATTTCAACCCGGGGCAGGCACTAGACGACGAGGCCCTGGAGGCGACCATCTCCACCGACAGCCTGAATGCCATCACCGGCATTCACTCTGGCCGGGATCTGCAAGTGTTCTCACTGGGCGCAGAATTCTCTATACCTCAAGTTGACCTTGAGCCCATAACGCCGACAAACATCGCCGTCAAGCGTGGTTCCAATCATGGCGCAAAGGTGGGCATCAGACCGCAGGGCTCGGAAAGCGGTACGCTGTTCATCCACCGAACGGCAAGGCCCTATACGAGTTTCAGTTCTCCGACGTTTCCGCGAACTACGTCAGCAACAATTTATCACTACTATCATCAAACCTCCTCGCCACGCCTACCGACATGGCGTTGCGGAAGGCAACATCCACCGACGAAGGCGACTTGTTGCTGGTCGTCAATAGCCTGGACGGCAGCATCACGGCCTACAGCTTTTTACGGTCTCAGAAGGTCATAGCGCCCAGTCTCTTCACTACATCGGGCACGTTCGAAAACGTCGGTGTAGACGTTACCGACATGTATGTAGTTGTTAAGCGAACGATTGACGCAACAACCGTTTACCACGTCGAGAAGTTCGACGCTGACTTCACAACTGATGCGGCGCTACAGGTTGTGCCCGCAAACTACGGCTCTCCGCTGGTGAGGGGCGCGGCGCAGTCGGGTACGTCTCTGGAGATCGATGCATTGACGGCGCAGCCGCAGGCCGGTGACACCTTCACGGTTGCCGGTGTGACGGGCACAAGTACGATTTCGTCGGCGACAACTCTGGCTGACGACGGCACGGGCACAACCTTCAAATCCACGCTGACGCTTTCCGCGGCTCTCGCATCTTCGCCTGCGGACAACGCTGCGGTGACCTTCGGCACGGTTTCGGAAACCCGCAACCTGACGCATCTGCCAAGCACCAGCGTCAGCGTTATCGCTGATGACATCGTCTTGGCCGACAATACCGTGTCGGCGTCCGGCGTGGCGACGATTGAGAGGCCAGCCTCCAGTTATATAGAGTTCGGCCTCGACTACACGGTTCAGGTCAAGACGCTGCCCGTGGAAACCAAGCTGTCATCGGGCCCAATCACTGGGCAGAAAAAACGCATCATCGACGCCAGCCTGATCCTCGACCTGACGCAAAACATTTCGGTGTCGGGCAACAGCGTCACCTTTCGCACGTTCGACAGTTCCGACTTCGACGAAAGCGTGGACACCTTCACGGGCGTGAAATCGTCCGGGCCCTTGCTCGGCTTTTCCAAGACGGCTGCGCTGGAGTTCACCCAGACCAATCCACTTTTCTTCACACTCCTGGGGTGTGAATACAAGGTAAGCGTGGGACAATAAACATGACGATGGCAGCAGTTGGTTTGGCAATGTCGGCGGTGTCCGCTGTCGCCAGCATTGCACAGGCATCAGCCGAGGCAAAGGCGGTGGAAGCCAATGCGGCGGCACAGGCGCAACTGGCAGGCCTGCAAGCCCAACGCGAGGCGCAGCAGCTGGAATCGCAGGCCCTGGTCACCAGGATGCAGGCAACCCTGCAAACGTCACAAGCAGGCCTGACCGGCCTGGAGGGTGAGTTCGCCCGCCTACAGCGCCGCGACGAAGCTAACACCGCCATGAAGACGGCCCTTGAGCGGGTAGCCGCCGTCAACGCCTCATCGGGATCTGGCATGGTCGATCTNGGGAATGTGCCGACNTTGGAGGCGCTGGGCACGGGCTTCGAAGATTTCCAGACGGCGACCGAGGCTGGCGATATCCAACGNGCCGCCAAGGAGATCCAGCGGCAGACCCAGATATCAGGCGCAGACATCCTTGGCTTCCAGGCCGATGTCATGGACGCCGACGCCAACTACATCGTCGAACAGCTGAACCCATACCAGCAAAACGTCATNCGCCAGAACGCGGCGAACCAAGCCTCTGTCATCAAGTCCCGCGGCTTCACATCTGCCGTGGGCAGCATGGCCAGCGGCGCCTTCAAGTTCGCCCAGGTTGGCGGATCTGGATCTGGATTTGGATCTGGATCTGGATTTGGGTTCACCTGATCATGGCAAGGCGACCATTACCAAGCCGACAAGTTAGAGGCGCCGTGCCGACATTTGCCTCGTTGCAGCCCGCAGGCTTGGTCGCTCCAAAGCGCACTGCGGCGGCTGAACGGGCGCAGCAGATGAACATCTCCGGTCAGCAGCGCACCGCCGCCCTTCAGAGCCAAGCCGCGGCGGACCTCCAGAACCGCCTCAACCAGATGACCAGCATGGCCTTCAACTCGGCTGCGGCGCAGGCGAAAGTCGAAGGCGAGGCCTATGGGGTACAGAACGCTCCATCTGCCGACCTGATTCAGAATGCTAACACCAAGGAGTGGGAGTACGATGCCAGGGGTCAGCCGGTTCCCGGCGACACCTGGACCGTATTTGGCCGCGCCGCCCGCAGCGCAGCCCTCGACCAGATGTACCTGGATTTGAGCGTCGATTCCAAGATTGCGATGGGCGNCATCACCAAGGCTGCATACGATCAGTTCGGCGNACCNATCAAGGCGCCCACGGATGTAGAAAATGAACTGAACAAGCTGGTCGATGACACCAAGAATGCGGCGATGCAGATTTCGCCTGTGCTAGCGTCCAAGCTCTACGCCAACCTCCGCATCGAAGGCCACAACGCCTTAAATGCATTTAACACCAAATACCTGACGCACCAAGGTAAGGTGCGGAAGGCTGTCGCCCAGCGGTCTATTGTTTTGGAACAGGACGCGGTGGTGACGGCCATAGAAGCAGGCAACCCTGAACTAATCAAAAGCATTTATGCAAGAGCGGAACATACCGCCGTCGTCAACGGCCTGGATTTCAAGGCCTTCGACGCAACCTGGGATAAGCACGTCAAAAAGGCACTTGTCAGCAACGGAGTTATGCGGGCGGTGGAAATGGGTCAATCGGCTGTGATCGACCACATCAACAACAACCACGGCAAATCTGATTTCAAGGGTATTGGCACCCTCGAACAGAGCCTCGCCCTTGGCCGAATATGGCAACATATGGACGACGACACCAAGACTGACTTTATCAAAGCACTGGATGACGCGCATAAAATTAAGACCAACAAACCCATTCTCGACAGGTCTGCGTGGGAGGCCAGAGAGAAGCACCGTGTCGCAGGCATTGCCAAAGAGTTCGCCATCGCCAGTCAGCGGCCCCTTAATCTGGGCGACATGGATGATGCCAACGCCACGTTACGCGCATCTGCGATGGACGCGGCGCTAAACAGACTGGGCCATAGTGAAATTGCCCAGAAAACTAGAACGGCGTTGCTAAAGACGAGAGACCTCCAGCCTGACATCGCATTGGAACTGGAACGCCGCAAGGCTGAAGGTACGCTCGAATATGAATATGTCGAACGTCTCATGGAATTGGGCCTGTTGCAAGGCGAACACGCCGCAAAAGCCATGGCAGACGTTGCCGCTANAACAAACGAAAGCGGCGGGTTGANACTGGCAAGAGATCACATTCGTCGGACGCTGAAGGTTGTCGAGCGGGAGTTCACGTCGGCAGATACGCAACAGGCGGACAGAGCCGCCCTGATGAAATTTAACGAGTACATCGACATGATCACCAACTGGCTTACCGATGGTCAAGTCGGCGAAAATGGAAAAGCGTATGGGTTCGCTGTGGGCGACCCCGTCAACGAGAGAACGATATTGGACATCGCCCGCCAGCTTGTCGGTTCCGACCGAATGAAAAAAGATAGGGCAGATGATTTTGAGGCAGCGGTATCTGAACTCCGCGACGAAAACAAGTACCCCGGCATTATGACGATGATCGGAATGGCGCCTCCTGGCAGTGACCCGGAAGCGTTTCTGCAAAGTAAAATAGTAGAAACAGAGTCCGAATACTGGTGGGGCTTGGGCGACCAAGTCCATGTAATTAACGAGAACAAAAGAACAGCGGCGAGGAAGTGGCTCAACAAATATAGGGCGGTTTTCAAGAAATACGGTAGCGATGCCGGATTAGATATAAAAGCAAAGATCCAGACATATATGGGGAGACGATAATGGCAGATCCCCTGAATAGCATTGTTACCGAGGTGCCTGGGTCACGACCGGATCTGCCACAGGTCAATCTCCCGCCCGCGCCAATGCCGGTCGTTGAGCAGCCAGACGTTGACACGGGCGAAGGCCCGCTGGAAATCGAAATACGCCCCGCCGCGCAGGTGTCAGACAACCCCAACGACATCAACAAGATGATGTTGAGGGCCTACGAGGATCAGAGCATCATCGGTGACGGTCAGCCTGTTGTGCAGCGTGGTCCAGACGGGAGCTATTCACGCATATCAGCCAACGCCCATGCCGCGCAGATGACGGCAGACACAGAGTTGTCATCACTATCACCGCCCGAGGAGGCCGTCGAGGAGGAGGCAGAGGCCGTGGCGGCTACGGAAGAGGACGAAGGCGGATTTGTGGAGGGCGTCCAAAACTTCTTCGCGGGCATGCCCGAAGGCCTCGTCGCGGGAGCGGCCAACGTCAATGATCTGATCCCAATCGGGACGTGGCAGACCCCGGATGGCCGTGAGATCACCACGCTGAAAGATGCCATGGACTACGTCGGCCAGCTGATAATCGACGCTGGCGTACCCGAGGATCTTGTGAAAGCCCCGCCAGCGCCTCCGGGCCTCATGGGAGGGCT